GAGGACCGTGGCATACGACCCGGTTTGTGTATTGTTACCGCGGCCAATGTAATACCCTGCCGCGTCAATTCCTTGAGCGACAGTAAGCGATGCGGCCGGCCAGTTAGCGACTAAGTCGGTGCCGTCAACATAGGGCGACCCGTACACTGTCAGAGCCATTATTTATCCTTCCTTAGGGAACTAGGTTTGATTGTAGGATTACATCGGACCAAGTAGTAGCTATTGGGACGTTGACCCAATCCGCGGCGCCCGCGCCGTCCCATTCCAACATGGCGTAGGAGTAGCGGGGGTCGGATAGTGCGAGGGTTAGCCGATACCCGTCGATTGTGTAGGTTTCGGTCCACCCTTCGAGGACACCTAAGAATTCGGTAATGGGTCCCGGTGTCGGTAGGCCGGTAACGATCACGCGGTCACCGGACGTTAAGTTCATGACCTCCGCCAGCTCGGGGGCGCTGAGAGTCTCCATAAGGATCTCGACCCCGCCCAACGTCCACCGCTCGGACGCTTGCGCCGTCAGCACGAGGCTTGCCCGGTTTGATGCGTCGTCGAGATCCGCTAGGCCGGTGTTTATTGTCACGGCCCGAGATCCGAACGCGGCGACGCTTACGGCGTCGACCTGGTTAAACACGTCCTGGGGGTCTGCGGTCCCGTAGGACACGGTCACGTCGTTAATAATCGTAGACGCGGTCGCCTGCCAACGCGGTTCCCACACCACCGCAGTAACCGGGAGAGTTACCGCGGTAGGGGCCGCTGAACCGGCCGCCTCCTGGTTAGCCCAATCGCCCGTCGTGTTATCCCAGTCGTAGGGCATGTCGTCCCACGTTGCCGTAGCATAGTTATAGCCGCGCCTAGTGTAGGACTCAAAAACTACGGTCCCGTCAGGCTTGTCGTACAGGGTGCCGCCGGTCCAATCGTTCAACACGTCGAGCTGCGTGCGAGCGTCCTCTAGGACTGCGTCGGCCGCTAGGACCTCAAGTAATAGGTAATCGGGGTCCGCCTGCGCCGAATACGTTAAACCCGTCGCGGTCAAGATGGCGTCGACCCGGTCCTGTAGGACTTCCTCCGGTCGTGTCGTGTCCGAAAAGAATCGCGACAGGTTCGCCAGTAGACCCACCGCGGTCACATCTATGATCGTCATTGGGGGATTGTTATTTATTGTCGTGGCGTGCGATATTGCCATGTCCGTAATGGCACCCGTAAACCGGTCTACCGTGTCGGCTTTCACGTTCACCGACTGACCGAGGGTGTAAGGGACCGTTATTTGGCCGGTGGCAAATATCCGCATATCGAGCGTGGACGGGCTAGCGGCGTCAGTGATCGCCCCGCGGCCATGCGTAATGATGACATCTAGGATCACGTCGTCAAGGTCGAGGTCCACGCCGTTAATGGTGACCGACGTGATAGTTGGGGCTGTCACCTGAGCACCCCGGCCGGTAGCGACCCGGTGCGCTGATCAGTCTGCCGAATAATTGCCGTGATCCCTTGACCGACTGCGGTTTGTGTCGCCCGCGCTGCTGTCTGCCGAGTAAATTCGGCCGCCTCGGCGTCCGCCGCTGCTTTCCTAGCCCTAGCTATCCCTCGATCTATCGCCGCGGATATTTCTTCCGTAATCTGGTTACCAATGGGTTCGCCAATGTTTTTACCTAATCTTTTCAGGGCTTTCTGTTGGGCCACAATCTCATCCGATATCCCTTGCAGCACCTGGGTAGCCGACACAACGCCCTGGTCATAAAACTTAGCCGAAACAGCCTCACCCGTAGCGCCAGCGAATATGTCTAGGCTCTGCAGCTGCGTCGCCAATTCTGGAACTAGGCCCGAGCTAACAATTTCGTTAGCCAACACCGTACCGGCTATAGGGCCTTGAGCCTGACCCACCGCCACCAGCTGGTCAATCAAAGCCTGAGAGACACCAGGTTGCGCCGCTAGGTTTCCAATAGCTTTGGCAAACCCGGTGGCGTCACCTATTTGCTTTTGGAACGCGGTCAGGGCCTCCGCTGCGAACGCTTCGCCCGGTTGTGCTTTAGCCTCCGCCGCGGCCCACGCCGACGCCAGGCTAACGGTCCCAGTTATCGCACCCTTAAGGCTTTCCGCGTAGGCGTAGGACGCGGTCTTAACTGCGTCTAGGGCGGCCTGTGCGACATCTAGGGCCGGTTGGAATGCCGTAGTGACAGTATCGGACGCCGCTTTCATCGCGTCCCGTATCGACGTCGTAGCCTTCGCCGACCCGCTAGACGCGGTCCGGTTTTCCTCTAGTTTTGGGTTTAGTTTGTCTAGGACGTCAGCCCATTGTGCCGCCAGGTTGGCGCGAATGCCTGACGGGTCATTTTCCCTGATTACTGCCCGGCCGGTGCCGGCGTCACCCATCGAGCCACCGCCACCACCGCCACCGCCACCACCCGCGGAGCCGTTAGCAAACCCGCTAGCGACCCCCGCTAGCCCGCTGTAGGCGTCTTTTAGGGCGTCGACGTCGAATAGGTTTTGTGCTAGTTGTCTTTGTAGCTCGTTGAATACGCGGGTCGATCCGTTCTCGAAATCGTTTAATGGTCGTAGGAAGTTTTGGAATCCGCGCCCGAAGTCGACTAGCGCCACTAGGTCCCTGGCTAGTTCGCTGCCTATGCTTTGCAACGCGGGTTCTAGGTCTTTCATGGCTTGCATTAGTTCGTCCGTTTTCGCGGTCGAGTTACCTAATGAGGTGAGGAATCCGCGGCCGAATGATTCTTGAAGTTCGCCGAACGCGACGGTTAGCCGGTTAAGTTGCCCTTGATATGTGCCGGCGGCGGTCTCGGCCTGTCCCGAGAACGTATCTGAGAGGGCTTTAGTTATTTCTTTCATGTTGCCGGTGCGCAGAGTTGCGGCGTCTAAGCCTATGCCGAGTTTACCTAGGCCGACCGTGTTCCCGTCAAACGCTTTACCAAGAGCTGCGGCGACACTCTCAAGGCTTTTACCGGTGCCCGCCGCTATGTCCTGCGCAAGTTTAAGGGCGTTAGTAGCGGTCCCGACATCCTGTGTCGACCTAATCAGGCGATCAAACGCCGGCCGCAACTCGTCATCCGCGACGCCTGTAAGTCTTTGTTGAGAGTCAATAAATGACTCAACCTGTGTAGTGGCTGTCTCTAATCCGAGGTTGCCTAGGGTTGTGGCTAGTTTCGCAGCTGCGGCCTCATCAGCCACGAACGCCTGGACACCGTCTACCGCAAATTTGGCGGCCATAGCCCCCGCGGCGATCCCGACACCTAGCAGGGCGGGGCCTAGGACGTTGGCCATTTTGCTGCCGATGTTGTCGACGTGGCCACCGAACCCGGTGACCGAGTTCTCCGCGCTGTTCATGTTGCGCTTAAAATTCGCGGTGTCTGCCGCGAGGTACACCATTAAGGTGCGGCCGCCGGACATAGCCATTAGTAGGTCTCCCGTCTATTGTTCCAAGACGCGACTACCTTGTCCGTGGCTTTGCCCCACTCGCGCATAGCGGGTTCCTTGTACGATGCTCCGACGCCTTTCATCCACCCGGTGCCCTCACCGAACGCGACTATTGCGGAGTTGGCTCTCGGGTCTGTGCTGCGGCGGGTTTTACTTTTAACACCAAACGCCGAGGGGGTTTTAATCATGTTGACCGATGCGCCCTTGCTGTAGGCCCTGAGCCGGTTAGCGCCAATAGTTACCACGGGAATACGGTCGGATTTGGCTTTGACGGTGCGCATGATCTTGTCGCCCCAATTGCCTTTAGCCTCTAGGGCGGCCATAGACCAGGCTGGGACCATGAGCCTGCGGGCGATGTCTACTGACGCCTTGCGGAGTTCGCTTTTTCCTTGCGTGTCAAGTTTGTTTAAGTCGCGCAAGAATTGCCGTAGCCCTGGTACTTGCATGTCGTTAATTCCTCGGACCTTTGTCGCCACTTGTAAACACCTCCTCGACTAGCGTCGTAAACAGTTGCGGGTCGTACGTTAAGACTTCGTGCACCGGCCGGTTGAGAGCGACGGCCAGCCTTACAACTAATCGCCGGAAGGATCCGGCCCGGTAGGGTCCACGTTCTTACCCACGTCCACCTGAACCTTGTTCTCTCGAGCCCAGGTGCGAACCTCGGTTAGGTTCTTAGGTTCCTTACCCGTCACGCCGATGTAGGCGAGGGTCAACCTGAGCCCGTACTCCGCGCCGGTCCCTATAGACTTTTGGGATAGGTCCTCCCATAGCCACATGTCCGCGGCGGTGGCCTGGTACTCGACAGGTTCGGCCCCATCGAGTACCACCACCATCGTGGGAAGCATTAGGACAAGACCAGGGTGCCGACAAGTGACGCGCTACACGTTGCGACGCCTGCCGCGTCGTAAGTAATCTCGACGGACTCTGGGTACATGTCACCGGTGAAGGTGCCAGTTGATCCGGTGATTTCTACGGCGATATCGGTCAGTGCCGTGACCGCGTCGGACAGGGTGTTGTATACGTCGGAGTCGCCGTCATACAAGAATGACAATGACGCGGCGCTAGTGAAGTCGGTTTGTGTGAAGTTCACCCCACCTAAAGTTTTGGTGCGGACTACGGTCCCGGTTTGAGTGATAGTGCCGTCGGTGATTTGGTCACTAACGTCACCCGCTGCGAGTGACACCGTGAAGGTGTACCCGGCTACTGCGACAACTGCCATGTTAACTCCTTAAATAGTTTATGCGTCGATTATGTGGGATGTGGTCGAAACTTCAGATACGAGCACCGCGGTGGCGCCAGTGTCGGTTATTTGTGGTGGAGATATTTGGTCGATTATGAAACTGTCCCCGACGGCTACAGCTACGGCCTCAACCGCCTCTTCAAGTTTTTTTAGCCCGGCCGCATTGTTTCTAGAGTCGACCACCACTAGCACCTTGAGCCGGAGCCGGTAGTTAAGGACTGAACCTATTCTTTCGGGAACTATCCACGGCGTGTCTGGCACGATTACTAGGCACGGTGGTATCGGCACGTTAGGTGCAACGTCGTGGACCTTGTACCCGGTAACTGTCGCCAGTAGCCCGGCTAGTTCTAGCCTGGCATCCGTAGAGAGGGCGTTAGGCATGTCATCCAACCATCCCCGCGGGGTTCATGTATGGACCAATAAGCGCGTACACCCTACGGATAAGCCAAACACTTAGCCGGTAAGGGCCGGGTGTGAAATCGACCGCGACTATCTGTCCACCTACCGAGGTGCGTGCCTGGTAGATCTCAATCCCGACTTGTAGCGCCGCCTCTTTACAGGCTGCGTTCTCAGCTGCGAGGGCGGCGGTGGTTAGGAGATTACCGACAGTTAGTTGCGCAGCTGCCGCGGCCTGAGTAAATCCTGCCGTGTCATCCGCGTAAGTCAGTTGCAGCGCATCCGCCACGTTTTGACCTGTCACTAATGCCATCGTAATCCCCTAACCTTCCCCGACTAATTGAACAAGCGCACTACGGCCTCGGGAAGAAATACTGCTGTGACGCCATATCCGTAGATACTGACGTCCCTGCCCAACTTGCCGACATTTTCGGCGGCCGCCAACCTTGGACCGTCCTCAACCCAGCGGGCCGCCTGCCCGTTAGTGACAATGGCGTCTTGGTTAACTTCACCGTCGAGCCATACGGCGCGGATAACAGGTAAACCCGAGACGTTCACACGCAGCGTGCTAGCGGTCGCGACACCCGACACGTTCTGGACGGTGTACGGCTCCGGCTGGAAAGTGCTCCAACCGCCGATAGCGGTAAAGACTGCCGTAGACACGAAGACTGCGGTTGCGGGTAGGCCGGATGCGTCCTCGCAAGTCACTGACGCCGC